AAAACAATTACAGGATTTATTTTATGTACACTTAGGTATACCTAAGATCATGTCCTATAAAAAAGGTAAGTCAAAAGTTTCAACAGATCGTGAAGCGCTAGAAAAACTGCGCGAAAATTATCCACGAGCAAAAGTATTTGCCAACGCGATTCTTGCGTTGCGCGATATTGACAAACAACTTGGTGTGCTAGAAACAGATAGAGATAAGGACAACCGCATTCGTTGTTCTTATAATGTGGCAGGCACAGAGACAGGTCGTTGGTCATCTTCAGAAGCCCCTTGGGGTACGGGAACTAACCTTCAAAACATAACAAAAGACTTGCGCGAAATCTTCATTCCAGATGATGGAATGACTATGTTCTATGCAGACTTAGAGCAAGCGGAATCTCGTGTGGTTGCCTACTTAACAGGTGATCAAGGATATATTGATGCTTGTGAGAGTGGTGACTTGCATACCACTGTGGTCAAGATGGTCTGGAAAAATATGGGTTGGAGCGGTGATCCTGTTCAAGAAAGGAAGCTAGCCGAGAATCCTTATTACTTACAATTTAGTTTTAGGGATATGTGTAAACGTGCAGGTCATGGTACTAACTATGGTTTGTCTGCTACATCCTTGGCTAGACATCTGAAGATTAAAGTAGCACATGCTACACGATTCCAATTACTTTATTATGGTGGAGTAGTCAGTCTTGATTCTGTGAATCGCTGGCATCAACAAGATCCTAAAGCTGGTTTTGATGAGCTTCTAGCATATGGTAAGGTATATGGTGAGAAGGCTAAATACGTTGAAGTGCCTGGCGCATTCCCTGGAATACGCAGCTGGCATGACAACATAGCAAATGAGTTGTTAAATACTGGAACGCTGACTACTCCGATAGGCAGACGCAGGCAATTCTGGGGTAGACTTGATGACGCTACAACACTCCGTGGCGCTATCGCTTATGTACCTCAATCCACTATTGGTGATTTATTGAACATGGGTTTATATAGAGTGTGGAATGAGTTGCGTGATGATGGTGTTCAAGTATTGGGACAAGTACACGACGCGATTTTAGGACAGGTTCCTACTGAAAAAGTAGATGAGCTGATGCCTAAGATCGTTGAGTGTATGACGAATCCTATTCAAGTAGGCGAGAGAACATTAGTGATACCTTCTTCTGTTGAAGTGGGTAACACTTGGAAGAATATGAAAACATGGGAAAGGGGGCACGATGGCGCGAATATATAAAGACTATATAGACGCATGTGTAAAGGCTACAGAAAAAAGTCCGATACCTAAGTTGTTTAGAACTTGGGCGGCGCTGTCATCTGTGTCTGGTGCACTTGGTAGAAGAGTGTGGATGCCTATGGCTAACTACGATATACGTGCGAATATATTCGTCGTGCTTGTAGCAGGACCTGGGCGAAACAAATCAGTTAGTTTGATTCTACCATTTAGTAAAGTATTTCGTAAACTAACAACACCCGTGGGTACAAAACCAGACCACGAGAATTTTAATTCTGGATTAGTTGAATACGGTTTGAAAGAGTTTCCTCTCTATCTTATACAAGATAGAATTACTCCAGAAAAATTAGCAGTGGATATGTCCAAGTCTTCTAGACTAGACATGAGATTATCTACAATGGGTGATGAATTTTTTGATGGGTCATTAACATTAGTAACTTCAGAACTTGGTACATTTCTATCAAGACACGAGCGTTATCTACAAATGTTCTTGACTGATATGTGGGATAGTAAAGAAGAATACTCACATAAAACCAAGACTGCAGGTGAGCACATTATCAAAGGTCCTTGTTTAAATTGGATCGCATGTGCTACACCAGAGCAGTTCGTTGATAACTTACCAGAAGATGCTAGGTCACAAGGTCTATTATCTAGAATCATTCCTGTCTTTTATGATGGTGAAAAGATTCCTCAATCTTTATTACAAGATAGAGTTGATGATGCAACCATTGTTAATCTAAGACACGACTTGTCAGAGATTGCTAAGATGTATGGACCTGCAAGATTTGATGACCGAGCATTTGATAAGATCAATGAAGATATTGAAACAGGACTTCAACCAATACCGACTGATGCAAACTTGGCTGAGTATACACAACGTAGAGTATCACACTTTATTAAAGTATCCTTGGCTATCTCAGCTAGCAGTTCTAAGGATAAGGTTATTACTTGGGACCATTGGCAGAGAACTAAAGACTTAATGTTTGAAGTAGAAGAGGCTATGCCTCGTGCATTGGCAGGCTTTGGTATGGCTAGGGCGGGTAAACTAGCACAGGATATGGCAGTCTGGTCGAAAGAAACCATGGCAAATTCTAATCAAGGGTACATACACCTTCGGCACTTTAAGCGGGAACTTCTTCGAAGAACTCTCGCACCAGGTGAATCAGAGCAGACTGTCAAGGCTATGGAAGAAGCGGGATATATAAAAGTACAAGACGGTCTTGTATTCCCCGTTAAGTTGTGATAGTATGAGAAACTCGCCTCGAGAAACATTCAAAATTAATAAAGGAGCAAACATGAAAATAAATATAGACTACTCTCGCGATGACCTCTTGACAGAGTCTGGCAAAACAATACTTAAAGATAGATACTTACTACCCACTGAGGCTAGTCCTCAAGATGGCTTTGCCCGAGCGGCAAAAACATTTGCTGATGATCAAGCACATGCACAAAGATTATATGATTACGCAAGTAAGTTATGGTTTATGTTTTCCACACCTGTCTTATCTAATGGGGGTACAACACGAGGGCTACCTATATCTTGCTTCTTAAATTATGTAGATGATTCACGTGAAGGATTAGCAGATCACTATACTGAAAACATATGGCTGTCTAGCATGGGCGGTGGTATCGGTGGATACTGGGGTGATGTTAGATCACAAGGTATGGCTACAAGTATTGGTAATAAAACTACAGGTGTGATTCCTTTCATGCATGTGGTTGATTCACAGATGACTGCCTTTCACCAAGGTGCAACAAGACGTGGTAGTTATGCGTCATACATGGATGTATCACACCCAGAGATTGTAGAGTTTATTGAGATGAGAAAACCTACAGGCGGTGACATACACAGAAAGAATTTAAATCTACATCATGGTATTAATATCACTGATGCTTTCATGGAAGCTGTACAAAAAGGTGACTCATGGGATTTGATTGATCCACATACTAAACAAGTTATTAAAACAACAGATGCTAGAACTTTATGGATTAAGATTCTTGAAACAAGAATAGCTACAGGTGAGCCATACATTTCATTTATTGATACAGTGAATGCGGCGTTACCAGAATCACAAAAGAAACTAGGATTAAAATTCAACCACTCAAACTTATGTTCTGAGATTACATTACCTACAGCCAAAGACAGAACTGCTGTGTGTTGTTTATCTTCAGTGAACTTAGAATACTTTGATGAGTGGAAAGACAACAAATTATTTATAGAAGATTTGGTGCGTATGCTTGATAATGTTTTAGAGCATTTCATTACAAGTGCCCCCTCTTACATGTGGCGTGCAGTTAATTCCGCGCGTTGTGAAAGAGCCATTGGCTTAGGTGCGATGGGGCTACATAGTTATTTCCAGAAGAGAGAGGTAGCTATGGATGGTGAAAAGTCTAAAGATATTAATGAGTATATATTTAAGCATATACACAACGAGGCTCAATCTGCTAATGAAAAGCTGGGAGCAGAGAGGGGTTCTCCCGCAGACATGGAGGGCACAGGGCTAAGACATTCTCATGTCATCGCCATTGCTCCTAATGCTTCTTCGTCTGTTATCTGTGGGGGGACTTCTCCATCTATCGAACCACTGCGCGCAAACGCGTTTTCTCAAAAGACTTTAAGTGGTACATTCCTTATGAAGAATAAATACTTAGAAAGAGTATTGATTAGACATGATAGAAATAATAAAGAAGTTTGGAAATCTATTGTGACTAATGGGGGTAGTGTACAGCACTTAGACTTTTTATCTGATGAGGAAAAGGAAGTGTTTAAGACAGCTATCGAGATGGACCAGAGGTTGCTAGTTGATCTAGCGGCAGACAGACAACAATACATCTGTCAATCACAAAGTTTAAACTTGTTCTTACCACCAGACGTGGACACCAAAACATTACATGGTATTCACTTGAGAGCGTGGAAAGGTAAAGTCAAAACACTTTACTACATGAGAAGCCAAGCGTTAAAGAAAGTAGAGAATCTATCTAGTCAGATAGAAAGAACTATAAGACAAGACTATCAACAAGAAGAAGCCGCATGCGTGGCTTGTGAAGCATAAAGGAGAACACATGTCAGTATTTCAAGGAAGAGAATACTATAAACCATTTGAATATCCATGGGCATTTGAAGCCTATGATCAACAACAGAAGATGCACTGGTTACCCAGTGAGGTTCCACTACATGAAGATGTAAATGATTGGAACTCTAAGATGAATGATGCAGAAAAGAATCTAGTGAAACAGATTCTAACATTCTTTACACAAGGTGACGTAGATATTGCACAAGCCTATATGGATGTGTATATACCCATGTTCAAGAAACCAGAAGTGCGTATGATGTTATCCGCTATCGCTACGTCGGAGGCTAACCATGCGCATAGTTATTCATTACTTAATGATACCATTGGTATGGATGACAGAGAATACAAAGCATTCCAAGAGTATGCAGAGATGGCAGACAAACATAACTATCTCTGGGAAAGCAAAGGGGGCACGGAAGAACAAAAGATCGTTCGTGACATGGCGGTATTCTCTGCGTTCGGTGAAGGACTGCAGTTGTTTGGATCATTCATTATGCTACTAAACTTTCAGCGCTTCGGCAAAATGAAAGGCATGGGGCAAATCGTAGCGTGGTCAATCAGAGATGAGAATCACCACGTTGAGAACATGATTAAACTTTTACATACTGTATTAGATGAGAAGCCACATATCTGGAATGATGAATTTAAAAAGTCATTGTACGATATATGTAGAGATATGGTAACTCTTGAAGAAAAGTTTATTGACCTGGCATTTGAGCAAGGTCCAGTTGAAGGCTTGACTCCTCAAGAAGTAAAGAACTATATACACTACATGGCTGACAGAAGATTACTTCAGCTAGGCTTGAAGCCTAACTACGGGGTAAAGTCAAACCCATTAGAATGGGTAGACTATATTGTCAACGGACAGGCACACGAAAACTTCTTTGAAACTAGGGCTACTGAATATGCAAAGGGCGCAGTTCAAGGAGACTGGAGTGATGCATTTTCCTCTTGACAAAACGTATGACTTGTGATATAGTTATACTAATATTATTGGAGACAGGGGGGCACGAAGAACCTTACTTCTTCTAGATGCAATATTTAGAAACAGTTTGGGGATCTCTTTTTTCCACAACCGTACAAGGGGCTGGTAGAAATGCTAGCCCTTTTCACTTACAGAGACATGACAAATCAAAATACCTATCCACAAAAAACTAAATACGATAGCCTTGCAAAAAAGCTGTATCTGCTATTCAGCTCTAGACGCTTGACTTCTAAGCAAAAGTTTGCTACACTCCCAATCAAAGACAAGGACTACTGGAGAGCCTTGGCTGAAATATCAATAAAGGAGAAACTATGGCAAACCCAAGAACTTTCTCCGTAACTAACTCATTTGTTAACAAGTGTTTAAACTTTTTTAACAATACAGGAACAGACGGAGACACAGAATTAGAACAGTACGCAAGAGCAGAATATAAAGACGATTGGTACTGGGCTATGACTTTCTATAAAGAAAATCAATACTTCCCTAACGTATTAAGAATACCACAGAAGTAATCTATAAGAGGAATAGGCTAGGCTTATTGCCTAGCTTTGTTCTTCAAACTCATAAAAGAAATTAGTATCATCACCCGCTGTATACTTAGATTTATTTTCCACACCATATTCAATAGTTGAAACCTTATAGTCTGGGAACCTCATCTTCTTTGGGGATAAAGACTTATCATAGAATATTACCCGATTGTTAGGCTGAGCGGCGAAATATCCGTTGTCTAATTGTATTATATTGAAAGACTTATGTTGTGTAGGTACCTCAGAATACCCAATATCTGGTATATTATAATCGGGATGACAACTATCTATAGTATATAAATACTCGCCATAATAAAAATTCCCGTTTGGAGCCTTGTATTTACATTTCCCCGACCCTACACTCACCTTTTGTATAACTGAGATGTGGTAGCTAAAACAGTCCCAAAGCTCTAGGTCTTCGAGTGCCATCTCTTCCTTCGTCTCTTTCCAGACAAAAGCCGAGATAGGTAGCTTATCATATAGAGCTCCCGTTTCATAGAGATAGGTCTCGAAATATAATGCGCGACCTTGTATAGATTTAGCGGTGATCCAGATTCCTGGTTCGTACTCACCGTGCCCCCTCTGAAAATCATAGAGATACTCTTTCTTAACAAGAACTTCAACGGGCGGAACATTTGCTACTAAGAAAGCCACGTTAGTGGGCTAGTCCCCTAATGATGTAAGATAGTTTCTCTGCTCGCATGGGGGTCTGCATCGCCCAACGCGAATCGAGCATCTCATCCGCGGCGAGATGATAGGTGCTGGTAGATAAGTGTCCAAGAAATTTCTTAAACTTACTCACCCCTCCAACACCTAACTGAAATACCATTTCTATAAGAACTTCTTTAACAGGTTCTGGATGTTCGTCAAGATTGATATTAAAATTGTCAGCGACCAATTGAGCGCAATCACAGGCATTTTCAAAATCATCTTCAAAGACGGCATCAAGTTGTTCTTGACTGTATTCAACACCTTCTTCATAGTTGTCCTCCTTCGTTACCAAGTGACCGTATCCTATGGTTGCGAATCCTAATGAATCCTTATAAACATAAGACCTAAATCCTTCGTGTTCTTTTATTCTCTCCTTAAGTTCTTCAAACATTATTTGCCTCCTATACCCCAGTGAACTTCATGTTCATCTTTAGGTTTTTCCTTTTCAAATAGCTTACATATTTTACTAATAACTTTATATGCAAATATTTCTACGTGATACATTATTTTTTAAACTTTTTAATAGCTAAGTCAGTAACCTTTAAACCAAATGAGCTAGCGATTGCCGCCATCAATGCCCAGATATACCAGTCGGGTAATTGATTTAAAGTATCAAATCCTTCTTTTAATTTTTGTATCCACTCTGGCTTACCAAAAAAGATAGCACCAAATACAATTAACAATGGTAGTGATAAGATAACAGTAAACCATTCATCACGCCATGAGTTCTGCATATTCTTTTGTGTAGCAATCGCGAAATCAATCTCACCTTCAGCCATCTTTCTGATGTGCGTTTGTTCTGCTTCTGCCATTAGCTTCTTGGTTTCAGTACGTGTCTTAATAACATCTACTGCACCTTTAGCTACTGTTCCTAATAAAGTCCAGATCATTTTACTTTCCTATATTTCTTTACTTTCTTTTTTATATTCTTAGGCTGAGCCACAAACTGTTTACCCTGTGCTTTACCTTTTCTTTTAGCAGCGGTAGTCGCTGCATACTCACCAGGTGATAAAGCTTTAATGGCGGCAGATGGTAAGTATCTTTCACCTGTAGCTTTAGGACCTTGAGTAGATGGCTTACCAGATTTGGTACGCCACTTCTGTTTAGTCCAAGCCTTTAAACTTTTTTGTGACTTGGCTAATGCCATTACTTCTTTTTCATTTTCGACTTCATTATTTTTTCTTTCATAAAGTCTGGTAGATTTTTCTGTTTTCCTGTTAACATTTTGGCGCCAGATTTTTTGGCTTCCTTCTTGGCGTCTGCTTTCCCTTTCTTTGTATAAGGGAATTTTTTCTTTCCTACTTTCGGCATCTTTATTCCTTTCCGTGTACGCAATTTGCGCAACCACAATGGCATTGGGAGGAGTTACTGCAGTGGCAATTGTGCCCACAAAATTGGCAAACTTTGTCCATGCTAAGATTTGTAACCTCCGCCTTTTGCTTTGTATTGTTTAGCTAGCATCTGAGCTTTGCGTGCAGACCATTGTCCAGGTGCGCCACCTTTTCCACCAGCTTTTATCTTGTTAAATAAAGCTTTACGCATACCAGGTTTGGTATAATTTCCTGCTTTATTAACTGTAGATTTTTTAGTTTTCACTATACTATCCTTCTAGGTTTCTTTTTCTTTATATTAGATTTAATTCTTTTGAGTGTAGGAGATTCTCCCATGAAAGACGCCATGAGTTTTTTCTTTTTATTTTGTTGAGACAAGATATTCTTAACCCTTTTGTCTACACTAGGGACTTTTTTAGGTGCGTTAGTTCTTTTCATTGCACCACCCTGCATTTGTTTTTTCATACCAGCTCTGTTCATGGATTATTCCTGGGGTTGTTGTGATTCAGAAGAACCCTCTGATTGAGGAGCCTCCACTTTAACTGCATCTCCACCGATCTTTACGATAGGTGCTGTTATCTTTATTTCCTCTGTGAGTTTCATGGTAAGATTATACCATATCATTATTTGCTTGACAAGGGTCAAAAAACGTGGTATTATTCGCGCACTACAGGAGATAATTATGGGTAAAACAATAGCAAAAACTATACTGGTTGACGCGCTGAACGCGGTCATCAGAAACAAAGGCAATAAAGCGGCGGCTTCTAGAGAGCTGGGAATCCCGCGCACTACTCTTATCGAGAGAATTGAACAAGCACAACTGCAGGGGGTTAAACCCACATTGGTGCCCCCCGACGCTGAAGCGGCATTGATTGAACAGCAGTATGCGCACGACGCAGAAATGCGTGATATGAAAAGGCAAGTAGATTTACTAGCCAAAGAGAATCTATCCCACCAAAAACTAAAAGACAGTTTACTCAAGGCAGAAAAGCATGAAGTTAAACCACCTAAATGGTTGACAAAGAATACCCCTGCCAAGGGGGCACCTGGTGTGCCTACGATATTCCTCTCAGACTTTCACTGGGGTGAGGTGGTCTACAAAGAAGCAGTCAATGGTATCAATGAATATGATAGAACGATTGCTTTGAGAAGATTCAAGAACGTAATCAATACAACTATAGACCTATGCACTAACCATATGGTGAATCCT